CCTGGCACCAGCTCCACGCTTCAGATGCCGACGCACCCGACAGCCTCTTGGCCAGGTACATCAAAAACAGGTTCTCGAAGGTGTTATTCTCGGTCGTGTCCGGAGCTCCGCTTCCCATCGCGAAGTAAGTCTCCCAGCGCACCTTGTTCCGAGTTTTGACCTTCGTGCCGAAGGAGCGCCGGTGCAAATCCAGCGCATCCCTCAGCTCCTGACCTTCGAAGCAGGACTCCAGGAGCATGTGCCACAGCATGCGGCCAACTACTCCCTTCCTCCCGTCCTGCCTCGACAGGTCAGTCTGCAGCAGCTTGAAAAGACGGGCACCCCCCGCCAGCTGCTTGACCGCATCCTCGATATAGCAAACCGTCCTACCCACCATAAAGGCGTGCAGGCGGCTCGTCACACCGTGTTTAACGGCCAGGACCACCCCCATGTACCGCGTTTTACCGTAACCCTCGAACGGCGTAATAACACGCGGCTGACACTTGATGGCCCCTGATAGCTCCCCCCCATCGTTCTCCTTCTTGAGGAAGCCAGTCTGTGCGAATCCAGGGTCCTCCCAATCATCCATCATGGCAGAACACTCGAACGTGAGACGCTTGCGAGCGTCGTTCTGGCGAGCCACGACTAGGTCGTTGCTCTCCACCCGAAGTTTCTTTCCAGCCTTCACCTCGGGTGGCACAGCTAAATCAACGAACTCCCGCATGTACGGAAGGATGTCCTTATTCAGGCGCATGTCGTTGGGATGCTGAATGCCAGTTACGCGTCCGACTACACCAGCCTCCTCATTGGCTTGGCTGGTGAGTGGAGTGACAGGTGCCACCAGCAGGGCATCGCAAAGAGGGAAGCAGCTTTTCGGTCTCTTTGCACTGGTGGGTCCCTTGGACGAGCCGACCTCGTACGCAATGGTTTGCGGTTCAGAGTCGTGGATCGCTCGTCCGGTCATGTCCTTGACAAACGTCAGCAGGAGTAGTCGGTCCTTAGAGGACTTGACATCAAAAGACTCCTTGAGGGAAAAGCAGTTTATTTCACCTGCCATGGCTAACGCATAGTCAGACGCCTTGAGGGAAAAGAAGGTCGTCTGATGGTCAAGGGCAATGTGGATCTCAGGCTCAGCGCCCTGGCCAATTGCCGCGGTACGCATGATGCTCCAAGACTGCTTCTCGCCCCTCCGGGTTACTCGCAGCCTCTGTAGGCGCTGGCAGTCATCCGGCTTGCCCCAGGATTCCCCGCCGCAACAGGCGAGGTTCCAGAGCTTCCGGCAGCAACCACCAGGGGAGGTCCACACTGGCTCGAGCAGCACCAGACGGTACTGCTCGCAGCCGGGCACAGGAGCTTTGATATGGACCCGGTACAGCCAGTCGCCGAAATCTACGACCTGGCCATGTTGGAAATCCCAAAGCTCATGCTCAAACTTCACGTAACGCCGAGTCTCCGCGCTGCTATCCCAAGCGCGCATCGACATGTGAAGCTTGTTCTCTACGAAGCGCCACTCACCGTGATTCATCACGCCACAGGGGCGGTCCACGATAAGCGTGCGCAGGAGAATCGGTTGGCCTTGTGCGATCTGCCGCCACGCGTCGACGTTGAGATAGAAGTCGACGTTGTTCATGCAGTAGCAGTCGGTCGGACGCACACTGTGTCGGTGCGCCCGGCCTCGCAGCACGTCCTCGCCCCAATGGTGATGGAGAGACGAGTGGACGTTCCAGGCTGATCCCCTGCGCGAGCCTTGCGCCTCCGCGGCAAGACTGCGCTCCTTCTGCCCTGACTGGAACGGGTAAACGTCCCAGCCAGCCGAGCTGACGATCCTATACATCTCTCTGAGAATGTCGTTGGTCCGCCAGGAATCACTGAGTGGCATCCAGTAGAAAAATTCTACAAGACGCTGGATTGCCTCTCTGTGCTCGAAATCTAGTGGCGACCCGTCCAGCTTATCATCC